AGTTAAGAAGTCTTGATTCATGTCCTTATAAACAAAAGTTAAGTGATTTTTTCATTGATAAACAAAAAGACATTGAAAAAACAGGTAAAAACGAATATATTTTAACTACTGATGAGGTTGAAAATTTTACGGATGACCAAATAAGACAATCATTCACTTAAGGTATAATAATTTTAAACGTAATTTAAAAAAGAGTCTAATTAGGACTCTTTTTTTTATATAATCATTTGACAAAACAATAAATGTTCCTTATATTTGAAGTATTAATCATTAAAAAAAATATAAAATTATGTCAAACAACGCATTAGACGCTATCTTAAATCAATATGAGAAAGCGCAGAACTCGGGGAATTCCTCAAACAAAATGACTAGTGAAGAAAGACTGAAAAGGTATTTCGCAGCTATCCTACCAAAAGATGAAAAACAAGGTCAAAGAAGACTTAGAATCCTACCTACATTGGATGGTTCCTCACCCTTTAAAGAGGTGTGGTACCATGAAATGCAAGTAGATGGTAAATGGGTTAAACTATATGACCCAGGAGCGAACGACAATGAACGTTCACCATTAACTGAGGTATATGAAGCCCTTACATCTACAGGTAAAGATTCTGATAGACAATTGGCTTCACAATATCGTTCACGTAAATTTTACATTGTTAAAGTTATCGATAGAGATAATGAAGCTGACGGTGTTAAATTTTGGAGATTTAAACACAACTACAAAAACGAAGGTATATTAGATAAGATTATTCCTATCTTTAGAACTAAAGGTGATATTACTGACCCTGAAAAAGGAAGAGATATTATCTTAGAATTAACTAAGGCTAAAGCTAATAACGGAAATCAGTACACCGTGGTTCAAACAGTTATGTTCGATGACCCATCTCCGGTACATGAAGATAAAGACACAGGAGATACTTGGGTTAATGATACCTCAACACTACATGATGTTTACGCTAAAAAACCTGTTGAATATTTAGAGGCGGTAGCCAATGGTGAAACTCCAAAGTGGGATACTGTGACAGGTAAGTACGTATATGGTGATAGTAGTCAAGGTGATTATTCATTTGGTGGACAATCAACTAAAGAGGACACTAAGAAAGAGGACCCACAAGCTAAAGAACAGGCTTCAGATGACATGCCGTTCTAAGTAATATGATTAATAATTTATAACCTCCCATTCTATGTGGGAGGTTATTTTAATATCAAATAAAAATTAAAAATGAGTACAATACAAGAAAGAATATACGAATCTTTAAAATTAAAATATGAGTCTGAAATTGCTGAGGCTCAATTTAAATTAGATTTATATTATAACAACCCTGTTGGAGTTGGGGAACACCCTCAAATCATAGATGAAATTGACAATGCGATTAAATCATTAGGTGAATCAAAAGATAAGTTACAAACCTTAAAAGAAAGTAAAAAAATATGGCGATAAAGAAAAAAACTGATTTTAAAAGTCTTAAACAGAAATTTTCCACTTCAGCAAAATATAAACCACAGAGGTTTTTTGATGTTGGAGAATCATTTTTAGATGCGTCAGGAGTTCCGGGACCGGCTATTGGTCATTTAAATATGTTTTTAGGTCATTCTGATACAGGTAAAACTACCGCTTTAGTAAAAACTGCTGTTGATGCTCAGAAAAAAGGTGTGTTACCCGTTTTTATTATTACGGAACAAAAATGGTCTTTTGAACATGCTAGATTAATGGGTTTTGAATGTGAAGAAGTGGTTGATGAAGAAACAGGTGAATTAGATTGGGATGGGTTCTTTTTATTTAATAACGATTTTGAATATTTGGAACAAATTACCGATTATATAAATCAACTATTAGATGCTCAACAAAAAGGTGAATTAGATTATAGTCTTTGTATAATGTGGGATTCTGTCGGTTCAGTACCTTGTAAAATGACTTTTGATGGTAAAGGTGGTAAAATGCATACGGCGTCAGCATTGTCAGATAAAATAGGTATGGGGATTAATCAGAGAATATCCGGTAGTAGGAGAGCTGACTCAAAATATGAAAATACTTTAATTATTGTTAATCAACCTTGGGTACAACTTCCGGATAACCCATTTGGTCAACCTAAGATAAAGAGTAAAGGTGGTGAAGCTATTTGGTTAAACTCATCTTTAGTTTTCCTATTTGGTAATCAAAAAGATGCGGGTACCACTAAAATATCCGCTGTAAAAGATAAGAGAAAAATTAGATTCGCGTCTAGAACTAAAATTTCTGTTATGAAAAATCACATCAACGGGTTAGGTTATGAAGACGGTAAAATCTTAGTTACACCTCACGGATTTCTACCCGGTAAAGATAGTACGGAAGAAAAAAAATCAATAGAAAAATATAAAGTGGCTAACGCTGAATATTGGAACAAAATAATTGGTTCTGAAGGTGATTTTGATTTAAAAGAAGAAAGAGGAGAGTAAATTTTTATAGTTCAACCCGGTGAGAAATCACCACAATAAATAAAATGTGATTAAAACATTATTAGTCGACGGTAATAACTTACTGAAGATAGGTTTCCACGGAGTCAAAGACTACTACCATAAAGGTAAACATATCGGTGGAATATGGCATTTCTTGAACACTACTAGACGTTTCATTGAAAACCACAATTACGATAAGGTTGTGGTTTTTTGGGACGGAGAAGATAGTTCTAACGCAAGAAAACTAATATACCCTCAGTATAAGGAAAATAGAAAGAAACATTCTGACTCCAACGAATACAAAGAACAATCATTCTCTGAACAAAAAGGAAGGGTTAAACTTTATTTGGAGGAGATGTTTATTAGGCAAATTGATATTGATAATAACGAGGCCGATGATTTAATTGCTTACTACTGTCAGATATCAGAAAACGAACACAAAACAATTTTTTCAGGAGATAAAGACCTTACACAACTAATCAGTGAGACAGTATCTTTATATTCCCCAAATACAAAACAATTCTACCATAATGGAGATAAAGTTAAGGGTAAAGATTTTGAATTTCCACATTCTAATATTAAAACCCTTAAAATTTTATCGGGTGATAAGTCAGATAATATCGACGGCATCTATTATTTTGGAGAGAAAACTTTAGTTAAGTTTTTTCCCGAGATACTTGATAATACGGTTTCAGTTTCCGATATTTTAACAAAGGCGGAAAAGTTATTTGAAAACAATGAAGGTGGGGTAGCAATAAAAAACCTATTAACCGGAAAAACAAAATCGGGAATTTACGGCGATGAATTTTTTGTTATTAATGAAAAAATAGTGGACTTATCCAAACCATTGATAACTGATGAAGGAAAAGAGTTAGTTGAAGTCTATTACTCTGAAACTTTAGACCCTGAAGGTCGAGGACATCGTAACCTAATAAAAATGATGATGGATGATGGGATATTTAAATATCTACCGAAAGGTGATGATAAGTGGGTTTATTTTTTAACTCCATTTTTAAAGTTAACTCGAAAAGAAAAAAGAAATTATAAAAAAAATAAATAACAATATGGATATTGAAAAACAAATGAAGATGTTGGGTAATATGAACCCTAAAATTCTTAAAGACATGCGAAAACAAATGATGGGTGGTAAATCAAGTGGTGTTGATATGAGTGGCCTTGTAAGTAATGTAATTGGTGGTGTAAATCAAAAAATAAAAAAATGGTTTAAGAAAAATATGAAGAAGATTGTTATAATTATAGTAGTAGTGTTAACATTAATAATTGGTACTAAAATTATGTTATCTGAAGAAAAAGGTTTATATTTGGTGACTGATTCGTTCGGTGAACAGTATAACACTAACGATTATAAAATTGATGGTCAATGTGTAAAATTTAAAAGAAACAAAAAGAAAAGAGAGATTACTGTATGTGGTAATTTTAAAATTGTAAAACAACAAACAAAATAATATGAAAAATAAAGATTTAATTAATGGTAAAAACCAAGATTCAACTAAGTTAGAGTTTCTAATGACGGTTAATGACAACTTCATTGTACAACGTTTTTTTAATGTAAGAGACTATAACAAAAAAGCGAAAAATTCTTATGAATTATATGAGTATTTAAAAGATTTCGCAAGTGTTTTAAGTAACGATTTAAAAGTTAAATCGATGGACTACATGAGTGAAAATATGTACCAAATAATGAACAATCCAAATATTTTGGAAACTTCAAATACTGAGGGTCCTGAACATATAAACATTTATCTTAAAAAAGATGGGGTGACAATGTGTCATAGAATTTTAGATGCAAAATTATACCCACCTAAAATAAGATATACCGTAGATGTCCGTCCTCACCTAAAATCTCTACTTTACGAACTTACTGACATATTTTCATCTGAAGAATTAAATTACAAATATCTGAACGTTAATCTAAGTAACTAATATTTATTTTTACTACAAATAAAATTATATGTCTATAACAAAAAAATTCGATTATCTTGGGACCACTTTCCAACAACAATTACTAAATCAAATCATAGTTGATAAAGATTTTTCTAGGTCTATTATAGATGTAATCGAAACGGATTATTTTGATAATAAATATTTTAAAATCATCACACAGATGATTAAAGAGTATTATTTGAAATACGAGCATACACCTAACTTTGAGACTTTAAAACAATTAACAAAGTCAGAGATTCAGCAGGAAATGGCGAGTAAAATCATAATTGACACTTTAACTAAAATAAAAGATGTTAGTATTGAAGGTGCTGAGTTCGTTCAAGAGAAAGCTATGAAATTTTGTAAACAACAAGAATTACAGAAGGTTATGCATACCGCTCAAAAAATAATTGACGATGGTGAGTTTGAAAATTATGATACGTTAGAAAGGTTAGTTAGAGAAGCTTTATTAGTTGGGGAACGAGAAGACAATATGTCAGACGTTTTCTACAACTTAGATGAGGTTTTAAACGAGGATTACAGACATCCGGTACCTATGGGTATACCTGGTATAGATAGACTTTTAAAAGGGGGTTTAGCTAAAGGTGAAATTGGTGTTGTTTTAGCTCCGACCGGAGTAGGTAAATCTACGTTATTAACTAAAATAGCAAATCACGCTTTTAACATAGGTAAAAACGTTTTACAAGTTTTCTTCGAGGACAATCCAAAAATAATTCAAAGGAAACATATAACTCTTTGGACAAAAATACATCCTGATGATTTATCTGAAAGAAAAGAAGAGGTTATGGTTAAAGTTCAAGAAGTAAGGGACACTATGGAAAATAAGTTAATTCTAAAAAAACTTCCTTCGGACACTGTTACTATGGGTCAGATTAAGAACCAAGTTAGAAAAATGATTGCTGAGGGTGTCAATATTGATGTGATTTTATTAGATTACATTGACTGTGTTGTACCTGAGAGAAATTTAGGTGATGAGTGGAAATCTGAAGGTTCTGTAATGAGGGCATTTGAAGCTATGTGTCACGAATTAGATATTGTTGGGTGGACAGCGACTCAAGGTAATAGAAGTTCTATATCCTCAGATGTTGTAACTACTGACCAAATGGGTGGTTCTATAAAAAAGGCTCAAGTTGGTCATGTTATTATATCAGTTGCAAAGTCATTACAACAAAAAGAAATGAAATTAGCTACTATAGCGATAACTAAATCAAGAATTGGTGATGACGGTATCGTTTTCGAAAATTGTAAGTTCGATAATGGTATGTTAGAGATTGACACCGAAAGTTCGGTAACTTTTTTAGGTCTTGAAGATAACAAAGAGGAAAAAAACAGACAAAGAGTAAAAGAGTTATTGGAGAAGAAAAAGTTAAAACAAAAAAATTCACAATAATTTTATTTTATTGTTCAATACATTAAACAAAAATTTAACAAAACTAATTATTATTTTAAAATAGTTATATAACAAAGAAAAAAACATATGGAAAAACAAAGTATTTTTAACAAAAGAGTAAATATATTACCTTACGATTATCCTTCACTACTAAAGTATAAGGATGCTATTAGACACTCTTATTGGATTGACACAGAGTATAATTTCACTACCGACATTAACGACTTTAAAGTTGTAATTGGTGATAACGAAAGACAAGTTATAAAACGAACTATGTTGTCTATCGCTCAAATTGAGGTGAGTGTTAAAACATTTTGGGCAGACTTATATAAAAGAATGCCTATCACGGAGATTGGGGATGTCGGTATGACATTTGCCGAATCTGAAGTTAGACATAAAGACGCTTATGCTAGATTAATAAGAATTCTTGGATTAGAAGATGAATTTAAAAATGTTGTAGAAATTCCGGCTATTAAAGATAGAATTAAATATTTGACTAAGTATTTAGACGGAACAAGAAGTCGAGATAATAAAATGTATACTAAATCGGTATTGTTATTTTCGTTATTTATAGAACACGTTTCTCTATTTTCACAATTTTTAATTATGATGTCTTTTAATAAGGAGTTAAATGTTTTTAAAGGAATTTCAAATGTTGTTGAAGCGACTTCAAAAGAAGAAGATATTCACGGTAATTTTGGTGTTGAACTGATTAATATTATTAAGAGTGAAAATCCTGAGTGGTTTGATGAAGATTTTGAAAACTTAATTAATTCAGCTTGTAAAAAGGCTTTTAACGCGGAATGTAAGATATTAGATTGGATTTTTGAAAGTGGTGAATTGGATTTTCTACCAAAAGAAACCATTAAACATTTTATTATGAATAGATTTAATAATTCTTTAAATAAGATAGGAATGGGTGATGTTTTTGACGTTGATATTAATCAGTTAGAAAAAACATTATGGTTCGAAGTTGAAATAACATCAACAAAAGAAGGGGATTTCTTTTACAAGAAACAAATAGATTATTCTAAAAAACAAAAAGCAATTACTGAAGACGACTTATTTTAAACAAAAAACAAAACAAAATAAAAATATAAAATATGAACATGAATAACGGATACTCTATTGAAGAGATAGAAGAAATCAAAGTTAACGACACTTTAAATTCAGAAGTTAACGAAATTACAACCTCTAATTATGAAAAGTATTATTGGTTAAATGAGGAATCGAGAAAATTTTTATCTCGAGGATATATTTCCGAAACACCGGAACAAAGAATAAAAGATATAGCTAATAAAGCTGAGGAAAGTCTTAAAATTGAAGGTTGGGGTAAAAAATTTGAAGACTATATGTCTAGAGGGTTTTATACTTTATCTACACCTGTTTGGATAAACTTTGGTAAAGAAAAAGGATTACCTATTAGTTGTTATGGGTCTAATGTTGATGACTCATTAGATAGTATATTAAATGCTGGTAGAGAAATTGGTATGATGTCAAAATATGGTGGGGGTACTTCCGCTTATTTGGGTAATATTAGGTCAAGAGGTAGTGTAATATCTACAGGTGGTAAGGCTGATGGACCGGTTCATTATGCTAGACTATATGACACCGCTATTGATGTGTGTAAACAATCTGAAGCTCGTAGAGGGGCATGTGCGGTTTGGTTACCTATTGAGCATGAGGATATATCAGAATTCTTAGATATTGGTACTGAAGGGAACCCGATACAAAATTTACAATTTGGTGTTACTATTACAGATGAGTGGATGTCTGAAATGAAACAAGGAGATTCTAGTAAACGTAAGATTTGGGCTAAAGTTATTCAAAGAAGAAGTGAGTTTGGTTTTCCGTATTTGATGTTTAAGGACAATACTAATA